GGGGGGTTTTTTGGTTTTGGTGGAACGAACCGGTTCGGTGTACGGTTCGAACCGTCCCGATTCCCGAGCGCGTTATCGGCTACGATCGAGCGATGACGAACTCATTTAAGAATCGGATCGTGGGCATCGGGGCCGAAGATCCCGAGCAGCTTCTCGCGAACCCGGGAAACTTTCGCGCGCATCCGGGGCGTCAGCGTGAGGCCCTGATCGCGCTCCTTGACGAGGTCGGGTTCGTCGCGCCCGTGATCGTAAACCGAACGACGGGTCATCTCGTAGACGGTCATCTTCGCGTCGAGCTCGCATTATCGCGCGACGAGAAGGCTATTCCCGTTTCGTACGTGGAACTTTCGGAAGACGAAGAGAGGCTCGTCCTCGCGACTTACGACTCCGTCGGGGACCTCGCGTTCTCGGATAAGGATCGACTTCGCGAACTCCTCGATTCCGTATCCTCGAAAGAGGCGGCGGTTCAGATGCTCCTCTCGTCCGTCGCGACGGAGGCGGGACTCCTCGCCGCAGTCGGAACGCCCGAGGCTAAACCTGATCACTCTGTTACGTGCCCTTCTTGCGGCGAAGTATTCTCTCCTCGGAGGTAACGATGGGAACGAGAGGACCTCAACCAAAACCTACGGCACTCCGAATCCTCGCGGGTGAGACGTCGCCGAGCGTGATCAACTATGCGGAGCCGATCCCTGAAGGCGGACCTCTTACTCCTCCGAAGGATCTCCGAGACGATGCTCGCGTCTATTGGGAGCAGGTCGTCCGGGCCCTCGGAAAGACGGGCGTCCTTACGTCCGCCGATCGGCATATCCTCCGCCTTTACTCCGAGGCGATGGCGCGCTACGTTGAGGCAGAGACGATGCTCTCGAAGACGGGCCCGCTCATTAAGGGTCGCGACGGGAACCTCGTAAAGAATCCTCTTCACCAGATCGTCCGCGATAATGCGGACGCGGTGAAGAAGTACGCTCGGGAGATGGGGCTCACGCCCGCGGCGCGGGTAGGGCTGAGAGGAGAGATCGATGAAAACGCGAACTCGGCGACGTCGAAGCTCGACGCCATCATCCGCGCAGCTCGCCGCGCCTAAACCCGAAGGGGAAGTCGTCGCGGATTTTATCGAGTCTTTCTGCCGCCTCTCGAAGGGCGACGGAGCAGGAGAACTAATCCGCCTGCGAGATTGGCAGAAAGAGATCCTCTTCGAACTCTTTAAGCATCGCGAGGACGGGAAACGTCAATATCGCCGCGGCCTCCTCTTAATGCCGCGTAAGAACTCGAAGTCTCTTCTCGCATCGGGGATCGCGCTCTATTCACTCTTTACGGAGATCGGGGCGGAGGTCGCGATCGTCGCCGGGGATAGGGCTCAGGCTCGAATCGTCTTCCGCGAGTGCGCCCGTATGGTCGAGCTCGATCCGAACCTCTCCCGAAAACTTCGGGTTATGCGCGACGTGATCGAATACCCCGAGACGGGCTCCGTCCTTCGCGTCCTCTCCTCGGATGCCTCACGCGCCGAGGGTTACAACTTCTCGACCGTCATCTTCGACGAGATCCACGTCCAACCCGACGACCGTCTATGGGCGACCGTGAACCTCGGATCAGGTACGCGGAAGAATCCCCTCGTCCTCGGCATCTCAACCGCGGGCGCGCGAACTGACTCACGCGGTCAGGATTCGATCTGCTATCGCCTCTTCCAATACGGGATGAGACTTCAGTCCGGGGAGGTTCAGGACGACGCCTTCTTCTTCCGATACTTCCACGCTCCCGAGGATCTCGCGTGGGATTCGCCCGAGGCGTGGGCCGCGGCGAACCCTGCGTTCGGAGACTTTCTCGATCCCGAGGACTTCGCCGCCGCCGCGAAGTCAATCCCGCGAGACGAGTTCGAGACGAAGCGTCTTAATCGTTGGATTCAGCGCGCGACCTCGTGGCTCCCGACGGGCTCCTTCGAGAGGCTCGAGTCTCCGCGTCGTCTCATCCCGGGCGAGAAGATCGTCGCCGCCTTCGACGGATCGTTCGATGGGGACGCCTCCGTTCTCTGCGCCGCGACCCTCGACGGGCACGTCGAGCCTCTTCTCTGCTACGAGCGTCCGATCGACGATCCTCATTGGCGCGTCGATATCTCCGAGGTAGAGGCGGCGATCCTCGAACTCGCGAAGAAGTATGAGATCGTCGAGCTCGCGGCGGACCCGTTCCGTTGGGCGAGGAGCCTCGAGATCCTCGAGCGCGAAGGGCTCCGGGTCGTCCACTATCCACAGTCGCCCTCCCGTATGGTCGCCTCGTCTCAGGCGTTCTACGAATCCGTCACGCAGGAGACGATTACGTGGGGCGGGGAGCCGAACCTCTCGAAGGCTCTCGTCCGGCATCTCTCGAACGCGACCGTTAAGACGGATCGTTTCGGGCCGCGCATCGTGAAGGAGCATCGCGGATCTCCGAGAAAGATCGACCTCGCCGTCGCGGCGGTTATGGCATTGGATCGGGCGCGCTATTATGCGTCAGAGGCGGAGAAGCCGTCCCGAAGTGTGGAGTTTTTTAGCCTATGATTTCGAACGTCCTCGAACTTTCAGGCGTCGCCCTGCTACTCTATGCGGCGTGGCTCGTCCATCCTGCGTCCATTATCGGACTTCTCGGGATCGCGCTAATCGTCATCGGATACGAGAGGGGTAAGAAGTGAGCATCATTCGCCGCGTTCTCGGAACGAATAACGAGGAGCGAAACCTTAACGGGCTCGGACTTATTCCGTCCGCCTTCGATCGCGTTCCGGGGATCAGCGCGCCACTCGTAAACGAGAACTCCGTCCTCGGACTCTCAACGGCGTGGGCGTGCGTGACGATCCTTAGCGACGTGATCTCGACTCTCCCGCTCGACTCATACGTTCGCGATAACGGTCAGCGTCGCCCGTATCGCCCCGCAGGATCGAAGCCCGAGTGGATGAGTAACCCGATCCCCGGATCGAATATGACGATCAACGAAACGCTTTCTCAGATTGTCGTCTCTCTTTATCTCAACGGGAACGCCTATATTTTCGCGCCGCGTGATCCCGACACTCTCGCCCCGCTCGAGGTTCGGGTCCTCGATCCTCGGATGGTGGACGTAAAGCACGAAGGGCGCGAGATCGTCTACACAATCCGAAACGGCGCGGAGTCCCTGCGATACGGACCCGAGACGATTATTCATATCCCATTGATCACGATCCCCGGTCAGGCGAAGGGCATTAATCCTCTCGAAGCTCTGCGGAATACGCTCGGGCTCGGGATGACGCTCGACGCATCCGCGGCCTCGTTCTTCGCGACGGGCTCCACTCCGACGGGCATCATCGAGACGAGCGATACGCTCACGGCGGATCAGGTGAAGAATCTCAAGGAGGGATGGTTGCGCCATCATACGGGCGCGAACGCTCACACTCCGGGCGTCCTCTCAGGCGGCGCGACGTTTAAGGCTCTCTCCTTCCGCCCTGAAGACGCGCAGCTCCTCGCCTCGCGCGAGTTCACGGTGAACGAGCTCTCCCGCATCTTCCGAGTTCCGCCCGCGCTCCTCTCCGTCACGACTCCGGGCGCGATGTCGTACTCCTCCGTCGTGGAGCTGAACGCGATGTTCGTCTCCTATACGCTTCGCCCGCTCGCGGAGAAGATCGAGCGCGCTCTCTCTCTCCTTATCCCTCTCCCCGAAGCGTTCGCTCGACTCTCAATGGACGCGCTCCTGCGAGGCTCTACGCGCGATCGGGCCGAGGTGTACCGCTCCGCCGTGAGTACCGGGTGGCTCTCGATTTCAGATATCAGGCGACTCGAGGACCTCTCTCCGATCGACGACGTTTCGGCGAGTGGATACCGTCAGCCTCTCGCGGAGGCGGACGCCGCTATCGCATCCGCGCAACAGAAGGCGAACGTTTACGCCGCGCTCATCGGCGCGGGGATGGATCCCGCAGAGGCGAAGAGGATCGCGAAACTATGACGTTCACCGTAAGGCAGTCAGTCCTCGGAACCGTGGCGGAGCCGATCGGAACGGCGACGTTAAAGAATACTCACGCTCTCTTTATCTACAACGACTCGAATAAGTCGATCTATGTCGGGGCGTCGGACGTCACGACCGCGAACGGATTTCATATTCCCGCGACAACGTTCCGCGAACTTAGGATCTCGAACGGGGACGTTCTATGGGGCGTCTCGAACGACGTAGACGGTGAGCTTCATATTTACGATTATCAGGTGGACCCGTGATCCTCATCTTCGATATCGACGGAACGCTAACGACGAGCGGCGACACTCCGAACGAACCCGTTATCGCGAGGCTCCGAGAAGAGGCCGAGAAGGGCGAGAGGATCTTCATCGTCTCAGGGCGACTCGCCGCTCGGATGGAAGAGACGAAGTCGTGGCTCTCAGAAAACGAGATCCCTTACGAGGCGATCTATCTTCAGGACTTCTCCGAGGATTCGAGCCTTCCCGTGATCGAGGCGTTTAAGGCGTTTAAGTATTCGAAGCTCCTCGAAGAGTTCGGCGATCAGATCGGCTATCTCGTGGACGATGACGCCGAGGCGCGAGACGCCGCCGAGGGAATGGGGATCGACGCCTACGGCCCCGAGGCGTTCGTTCGCCTCTCCGCCCGAGCGATCGATCCCGACGGCTACGAGGTCACGGCAGAGATGCGCGCAGAGGCGGAGCAGGGACTCGAATGGCGACGAGAGTTCGGGCGCGGCGGGACGGAGATCGGGATCGCCCGAGCGCGAGATATCTCCAACGGGCGACGCCTCCCCTACGAGACGGTCGTTAGGATGTCGTCATACTTCGCGCGTCACGAAGTTGATAAGGAGGCGCAGGGATTCCGCCCGGGCGAAGACGGATACCCCTCGAACGGTCGTATAGCGTGGGCTCTATGGTCGGGAGATAGCGGGATGGCGTGGGCATCGCGTATCATCCGTGAAGCGTCCGAAGAAGACGCGCAACGAAACGAAGGAGACGAGATGGCGATCGAGTTCCGACGCACAACGGCAGAACTACGAGCCGTGGACGAGGACGGGTTTACGTTCGAAGGTATGGCGGCGGTCTACGACTCGCCATCCGCGGAAGGCACGAACCCCGAGATCGTAAAGAAGGGCGCGTTCGCCCGCTCTCTCGCCGCCGCAGGGCGCGGAGAATGGGACGTGAAGGCATACGCCGATCATAATCCCGAGCGTCTCCTCGGCACGACGAAGACGGGAACGCTCGAGCTCGAGGATCGCGAGGACGGCCTCCTCGCCCGCATCCGCCTAAACCCGAACGTCTCGTTCCATCGCGACCTCGCAGAGATCGTCCGCACGATGGGGAAGTCCCTCGGGCTCTCCTTCGGGTTCTACTCCACGAACGCGAATAAGGTAAACGAAGAGGGCGTCCGCGAACTCCGTGACGTGAAGCTCGTCGAGGTCTCCGCCTTGACGGGGCTCTCACCGTATTACCCGTCCACGATCTCGACCGTATCCGTCCGATCCCTCGCCTCCGAGGCGGGCCTCGAGATCGAGCCTCTCCGCGCCGCGGTGAATGCGCTCCTCTCCGGGGACGTCTCCGAAGATCAGGCGCGCCTCCTCGCCGAGGCGATCGCCGCAGTCGTCGCCGAAGACGAGGCGGAGAAGATGGAAGATATCGCCGAGGGCGAGGTCGTCGAAGAGATGCCCGTCGAAGAGACGATCGTCGAAGAGTCCGCGCCGCGCAGCGTCCCGCGATCCACGCGGGAGAAAGAGATCGAACTCGCGAAGCGCGCGCTAAAGTAATAAAACCGAAACGCTAAGGGCGACAGTCTAAGGGCGAAAGTACCGCACGAGTCGCGCCGCCGGGACGGGTGTTTAGCAAAAACCAAAAGTGAAGAAAGGGTGAAACTATGTCAGTAGTCAATCAGCTTCACGATGCTTACCGTCGCGATTTCGAGGCCGCTAAGGCTCTCGTTTCCCGCGCATCGGAAGAGGCTCGTGAACTTTCCGCAGAAGAAGAGGCTCAGTATTCGAAGCTCAACGAGTCAATGGACTCGAAGCTCGCGAAGATCGAGGACCTGAAGAAGGGCGAGGAGCGTTCAGCGAAGCTCGCCACCGTCATCGGGGCCGTCGAAGTCGCAACCGCTAAGACCATCGAGAACGACGCAGACGCTCTCCGCGCGCTCATCGCGGGCGACAAGCGATCCGCTAAGTTCGAGATGCGCGCACTCGCAACCGCAACCGCGACGACTCCCGTGACGTTCGCCGACTTTGTCGTCGAGCAGCTCGTAAACGACAACGTTGTATATGCGGGCGCAACGAAGATCCGCACAACCGATAACCGAAATATCACCGTTCCGATCCTCGCAGGTACGGCCCCGGCAGCGGCGTTCGTCGCTCAGGGTGGCACGATCAGCGCGGCGGACCCGGTGTTCACTTCGATTACTCTCGGTTCGTTCGCAGCCGCTACCCTCACGCTCGCCT